TGGGAGGAGGCGAACGGGCGGAGCCTGCTCCCGAATGAGTGCGTCCACCACATCAACGGAGACAAACTCGACAACCGACCGGAGAACCTGCTGGCACTCAGCCGCTCGAACCATCGCAAGCTGCATCAACCCGATGACAAGCTCACTGCCGAGACGCGCCGCAAGTTGTCCGCGGCGACGAAGCGTGCTTGGGCCGAGGGCCGCATGGAGACGGCGAAGGCAAACATGCTCAAGACGCGGAGCGAGCGCATGTCCTGATCTGGCGCTAGAATGAATTGGTCCGTTCCTCTCTTGGGTCCGGGCAACGGGGCGGCAGACTCTTGGCAGGGGAAGCCGCCCCGTCTTGGTGTTAGTGCGGTGCGTGGACCTTGAACGCGACCGTCGCGGTACAGGTCGGCGTACCGGCCAGCCCCGTGAACACTTGCTTGTACGCGAGGTAGCGATTGACGGTCAGGTCGGTGGCGGCCTTGTACTCAGCGCCGACCGCAGTCAGGGCGGTGAACACGGTGTGGTCGGCCCAAGCGGCGTGGTCGGCCGAGTCCTCCATCGTTATAATCACGTTCGTGGAGCCAGTAAGCGCTAGCGCCGTGCAGGACATGTAGGCGTTCCCGCCCGTGGTGCCTCCGCCGGTTGCGCCGAGGTCGATATAGCTGGCCTCCGTTGTGGTGTCACCCGTGCGCGACGTGAGGGACGCGACGATGGTGGCGTTGTCGATAACGCCAGAGACGCCGAGTTCCATGGCGGCCTTGTGGTAGTCGCCGACCGCCTGCGAGTTCTTCCAGCCGGCGTATAGGACGCCGCCCGCACAGATGGCAGTGAGGCCAGCCATGTTCCCCTTGTGCGCGAACATGATGACGTGCTCGCCGGCGGATAGTGCGACCATCTCAGAGGCGGCCGTGTAGTAGGCGTCGTCATAGAAGCTATCGTGGCCGGTGATTTCGTACTTCTTGACGCCGGGCTGACCAAAGGTGGCGGCCGTGACTCCGAACGGCGTGGTTTCCACGACGGGGTTCGAAGCTCCGACCTCGAGCTTCGTACTGATGGACGTGAGATTCCAAGGACCGGCCAGGAGGTAGCCGATGTCACTGGACTTGTACATCGTCATGAGGCATCACTTGCCTTCTGCATCTTCGCCTTCACGGCGTCCGTGACGACAAGGCCCTTTGCCGCCTTCTTGACGCGCACCTTGCCCTGGTCAAGGAGCCACGGGCTCTGCTTCACGGCGTACTCGTCGACGGCATCGCCGGCTGCAACGTCCTTCATCGGGGCGTCAGGTTCGCCGTACTTGTCGGGGTCTGCCGAGTACCGGACCCCGGTGACCGCCTCGTATCGCTCACTCATCGGCGTCCTTTCTGTCTTCAATCGGGACGAGTTGATAGCGCGTCAGGGTTTCGACAAGTTCGTCCGAATCTGACTTGTGCACGATGGATGTGATGGTCACGGTGGGGAACGCGGTGGCCGGGCAGTGGATATCCACGCACTGCACATGCGCGAGGTCCATGTCGGCCATCTCGGCGACCTTGATTCCGATTGCCTGATGCGGAAGCCCAGCGGCAAACGCGGCGTAGTCCTTGTTCATGAGTCCCTCCATCTGTAGCCACACTCTTGATTGAGGCAGACTCGGTAGCCGCCCATGAGCGCTTTCGAGTCCTTGTGCGTACAGGCTTGACTACCGGTCGGCAGGTGCAATGACGCTGCCGGTGTTGCTCCGTTATCGAGGAGCACGATGGCCTCGCGGATGTGGTCCGCGATAACGAGCAGATGCGCCCGCAGCTCGTCACTCGCCGACATGGCCGATGAAGGAGTCGAGGTTGCGGCGGTAGTAGTTCGTGTCGGGGTCGCGCATCGTGTACTCGCTCTCTAGGGTGACCGGATTCGTGAGCGCCAGGAGAGCCGTCCTCAGCGCCGCACAGACAGCGAGCGCGTCGTCTGGAGTGAGCGCCCAGCAGGAGAACTGAAACCGCGGCCTTGAGATGACGACGGTCTGAGCGCTCCCGAACGCTTGATTGCGTGGGGTTGAGATGCGCTGGTAGACAACGGCGGGAAGCGTAGTGCCCTGCGGCAGCACGTCCGGCTTGATTCGCGTGCCGACGAGAGCTGCAAGAGAGGCGTTACCAGAGAGGGCGGTGTACAGGCTCGACTCGATGCTCAACCGAGCACCCCCTGCACTGTTGTTACGACGGAGCGCCCGATAAGCTGCTCGATTTGCGCGGCGTTGTCATCCAGTGCGGGGCGCATGAACGGCTGAGCGGCCATGCGCGATGTGCCAACCTCAACATAGATGGAGTAGTCGGCGTGGCTCGTAACGTCCGCCTCGCTTGCCGATGGACGTGACGGCGCGATGGCCGCGCGCATGTTCCCGGTATCGACAGCGGCCTTCTGCTTCGCGCTCCGCGTGACAAGCAGCGCCGCCTTGTCGAGCGCATCCGGTACGGCTTTGGTCGGAACAGCAGTCGCGGCCAGCAGGAACTTGCGGGCAATGATGTCAGCGCCCTCGACCTTGAACGTAATCACGTGGTCACCTTGCGCAGGTACGCGACCATGCCGCTGGCACCGACAGCGGGCTCGCCCATGACGTCATAGACGATGGGTGCCGCTAGTGTCTCGCCGTGCCGCTTGGTGATCTTGACCTTTGACGTCACCGCAAGAGTCGTGTCGTGCGCTAGCCTTACCTTGGCATCCGCCTTGACGATGGTCATCTCGCCGTTGCGATACTCCGCCCGCTCGCCGCCAGCTAGCATTTGCAGTCCGCAAGCCTGCTCGGTCGCGTAGGCTACAGACTCAACGTCCGCGCCGATTGCGGAGACGGTCGTACTGACTGTGCCGATCTGGCAGGCATCGTCCATGAACGATTCTTGGCAGTCACGTAGGGCCGTGAGTTCGGCTGTGGTGTAGAGGGTCACTCGTCCTCATCCAGCGGCACCACGTTGGCGATGTAGGTGTCGTCCAACGTGACCTCGCCGCTATCCCAGTAGGTGGACTGGTAGTCGCGCTCGAAATGCCGCGGCTTCTGCACGCTGAAGGAGCTAGGCATGCGCCGACTGCCGTAGTAGCGCGCCTGTGCCTTCGCGTTTTCGTAGAGCTGCGAGCGCTTGAAGTCGCCGCCGTCGGCCTTGAAGTCGTACATGGCAGCGAGGGCTGATGCCTTGCGTCCCCAGAGGTTCGCGGCGGCGGCGTTGAGATCGTAGGTAGCGGTCCAGTCCGTTTCGTCGGGCTCGTTGCCGCTGGAGTCAATGAGCGGGTACTTCTCAATGACCGTCGAGAGGTCATCATCGGAGTACGTGTCATCGGTGGGCTCGGCGATGTAGTCGCGAAGCTCGGCGATGTGGGCGGCAGAGGCAGCCATTAGCAGTACGCATCCACCGAAAACGTGTGCGAGCTGTTGCCGTCGCCGGAGTCAGCGATTGCCCAGCGGGCGCGCATGTACTTGCCCCAGACGGAGGGACGGACCGCGCCGGCCGCGGCGTCTGATGTCACGGCCACGGTGGACGTGCCGGGGTTCGCTTGGCTGAGCACGGCAATCTCGGTCTTGGCCGCTCCGTTACCCGCTTGCTGCGCGAAGTGGGCGACGGGTATCCACGCGGTGCCGTCGGGTGATACATCGACATGCACATCCAACGTGTCGCCGGCGTCGGTGTCTGAGTTGGTGACGCTAAGGACGAGCAGGCAGTTGCGTGGGTAGCCGCCGACCAGCACGCCTGTCCCGCTCGCTCCCGTTGTGCGCGCCGCCGAGGCGGCAAGTGTGTACTTCGCCATAGGGGCGTCCTTCAGAGTCAGGGGGGGTGAGGGGCGAGCCGCTAGAGTGCGACCCGCCCCCGGGAGCGGTTAGACGCGGACGTACTCGATGAAGACGCGGCCAGCGAGGCCAGACGAGTCGGCCGAGCAGTACGCTGCAATGACCTCATCGGCAGCGATGACCGGCAGTGCGTCGGCAGCGTCGCCGTTCGCGAAGCCGGTCACAGCCGTCCCGACGGCAGCGGCCATAGCGGCAGCCGCGAACAGGTCGGTAGCGTCATGCGCGGCCGTCGCGCTCGCGCCCGTGCCGACAGTGAGGTCGCAGGCGCCGGTGGAGTTCGCCGAGATGTAGGCGTAGCAGGCCGTCACGACGATAGTGCCGTCCTCGGGATTGACGATGTGGCCGACAGTGCCGGTGTCACCAGCGGCGTGGGAGGTCTGACCCGTGATGGGGAAGGAGAGGCCGCCCTTGGTGTGGGTATGGTCAACGAGTGCCATGTGAGTCCTTTCGAAGTAGCAGCGGGGCCGGGAGTCATGTCCCGGCCCCGCTCAGCAATCAGGTCGCGTAGGCGTTAGCGAACTCGGTGTATACGGCCGGGTCTGCATCGGTCGCATAGATGCAGCCGACGTTGCTGAGCTGCTGTGCGCCGTCAACCGTGATACCGCTGGTGAGCATGGTGACGTTCAGAAGCGTCACCTCTCCTGCCACGGCACCGGCACCGGTGAGCCCGCCCATGAGGCGTGAATCGGACACACGCAGACGCGAGCCGGCATCGTTGATGGTGAAGTGCAGCAGGCCCTCGAGGTCGAGGTGCTTCGCGTAGATGCGGATGGCCTGACCGGCGACCGTGCCGGCCACGTCGATGGAGTCGCCGCTCGTGTCCATGCTGGCCGTGAAGCCGTCGAGGTACACGTTCAGCTTCTTCGTCATGGCCGCGTTGGCGATCTTGAGTCCGATCTGCGTGTCGGCGGCGATGGCGATGTTCGTGATGGTGGCTTCGAACGTAGACGCCGTGTAGGTAGGCGACAGGTTGAGCACCTGAGCCGCAGCGTCCGCGTTGGAGATGACCACATTGCCGATACCAACGAGCGAGAGCCCGGTGACGTTCGGCCAGGTCAGGGTCGCAGCCTCGGCATACTCGCCGGGCAGGACGATGATGGTGTGCCGGGTAGCGGTCCATACCGTAAACGCCTTGGTAATGGTCGCGTACGGGAACGCCAGCGAACCAACACCCGTAGTGTCGCTCCCAGACGCCGAGACGACGATGTGGTCAGCAGGCGCTGTCTTGAGTGCATTCAGCTGAGCCGCTGTTGCCGTAACAGACGTGCCGCCGATCTTCAGGTCCGTGATGTCAAGCGCGGCGACCTTGTTCGTGACAGCCGCCGTAGTGACGACCTTGCCCGCGGCAGTGGTGCCGGGGGTAACAGCGTCGAGCATCGTCAGCTCAGCCTCGGAGAGCGAGACGGTGCTGCTGATGTCAACCTTCTTCGGATACCAACTCATGGGCGTGCTCCTTCTGGCACCAGCTCGGAGTGATTCCGCAGCAGTGAAGCCACGGATTGCTTAGTGATGCCGAATCGCTTTCCGAGGCGGTGGATGCCCCACGACTGCGCGCGCAAGACGAACAGCTCTTCGTACTGCGCTGGCGTCAGTTTCGAGTTGACGTTGCACGTGAGGTACATCCGTGACTCGGGGTGCGTGGACATGCCGTTCGCCGCACCCTTTGCTGTGCGGTTGCGGCGAACGGCATCCTGTCGATTCTGCTTCTGCGTTCCTGCGTACAAGTGAGCCGGATTGACACACGAGGGGTTGTCGCAGTGATGGTTCACCTGCAGACCATCGGGAATCGGTCCGATGGACAGCTCATATGACACCCGATGCGCGCGGGCTCCGCCACGATTGCGGAAGCGGAAGCAGCCGTAGCCTTTCGGGGTACGCGCAGCCGTCCACACCCAACAGCCGTTAGGCCCGTTTTGGTCCACTTTGTCGAGGAACCGCTGCATCACTACTAGACCGTTAACACCCCAAACGGGCTCCGAGACGCCTTGGTCGGCTGGAGCTTGTTAATGGGATTCGGAAGCGCGAAGCCAATGCGCATGATGGCGCGGATGGCCACGCAGTCTTCCTGGCCGAGGTTCACGATGATGTTTCCGGCGGCGTCGTTCACAACGCCCTCGGTCATGACCTTGAACTCAAGCTCCTTGCGCATGGCCCAGACGGCATTGCTGAAGTCGCCGCAGATGAGCCAGTCAGCCGCAGCCGGGAAGCCGCCGTGCTTGGGGAACTCACAAGGCGCGCCGTCAAGCTCATAAGCCATGCCCTGGCCGGGGACCTTGTTGAAGATGGGGTTGCCGTTGCTGTCACGCAGGCCGCGCATCTTGGACTTCATGCCCATGGCGGCGCAGGCGGCGCTGACCTCGTACCCGTCAGCCTCAACCCTGCCGAAGACGCCAGTGACGCCAGCGGAGGTCTCACCGAGCAGGTCGTCGTACATGTCCGCGCCGGTACCGATAGCCACGTTGTTAGCGGCGCTGGTGGCGTGGGTGACGATGCCGCCCACAGGCCAACCGGTCGGCGCACTGGTACCCGCGAGGGCCGCGGCGTCGATCTAGGCCGGGATATCGGCAACGATCTGCGACTTCACCTTGTCGAAGATACTGATGTCGGTGTCGTCGATGGTGTCCTGGTCAAGCACGACGATGCTGGCCAGCTTGCCGACGTACATGATGACGTCTTCCCACGCGGTGGTGGACGTCTCGATGAGGCCGCCGTGATTCTCGCCGCTCGGCGCGTCAACCCAGTAGGTGACGGCCAGCTCAGACGAGACCTTCAGCGTCGCGGTTGCCTTGGTGAGGTTGCGGAGGCGACGGCCATGCTTCATGATGAAGCTGTTGTCCATAACGCCTTCGATGATCTCCATCCGCTGCTCGGTCGGCATGAGTGCCAGAGCGTCGGCGGTGGAGAGGAGGCTGCTATAACCCATGGGGGCTCCTTGCTGGGGTCCTAAGGCGCGGCGGGTGACTCAGGAGTGGGGAGTCCGCCGCGTCGTCAGTTTGGTTTACGTGCCGCGCCTAGCTGCAGCTCTGACAACGGCGTCAAAGTCGGCAGCCTGCGCTGGGGACTGCTGGTTTCCCGGACCGGCGTTGACGTGCGGTGCCGGGACAGCAGGTGCTGCGAACAGCTCGGGCAGTTCGGTCTTCATACTTGCGATGTCGGGGTCGCCCCGCTTGGTGAAGTAGTCGCCGTTCTTGCAAATGAGCCATGCGCGGGCGAGCACGTCGCCGTGTACTCCGGCTGCGGCTGCCTCGCGGTAGAAGGCCGACTCCTGACGCGCGCTCGCTACCTCTGCGTCCTTCTCATCGGCCAGTTTGGTAAGGGCGGCGGCCGTCTTCTCGTCGGCCTCCTTCGCGAGCTTGCGAAGGTCCTTGGTGCTCGTCTCGGCCCGCTCGCGCTCCTTATCAAGCGCGCTTTTCAGGCCCTTCGTCTTGCCCTCGTACAGCTCATCAACTTCGGGGTGCGCCTTCACGAGCGCATCCCAGTCGGTCCACTTCTGAGCGGGCGTCTCGCCCGGTGCTTGCGTATTCGTGTCTTGCGTGCCCGTAGCTGCGGGATCTATCGTCTCTGTGGTCGTAATGACCTGCGGTTCGTCGGCCATCTCAGCCCTCGCTCTCTGCGGACGTCTCGTCCGGCTCGATAGCGTCCTTGGCAAGGACGTCGGGAATGTCTCGGTTAGGGAATGTCTTGCGCCACGCGGCAAGAATGCGTCCCTTGGCGTACGGGACCTCCTTGCGCGACAGGCGACTCTGAGCGCGTGAGAACTCAGCCCGCTTCAGCGCCTCGATTGAGTGCGTGAGGCAGTCGCCGTCCGGGAGCGTGTCGTCGGGCTCCCAGTACATGCGCAGATACCACGTCTTCGGGTCGTTGCTGGGGACGTGTGCCCAGCATGCTTTCGGGAAGTTCATGAGCACGGTCGTGCCGTCTTCCTGCGGAACTTCTGCGGCCTTCGTGGCCACCTTGGGGGTGCGTGCCATCTCGGCAGCTCCAATCCGGGCATCTCGCCCGCTCGCTTGATGCCGCGTCTTGCGGCTAGAGTGCTGAAACAGGGGTGGGCATGAGGCTGCCGCCCCATACCGGGTCACTCGTGTGCGTGGTCAGCTCGGACCACTTGACCGCTCCGGACTTGTAGGCGTCGTATCTGCCGCGCCCGGCGATGGAGAGCTGTACGGACTCGGGCTGGCGGTTGAACCATGACTCGCTTGATTGCATCGTCTGCCAATCAAGACCTAGCCCGGCCGGGGCCACAGTGCATCTGCCTCGGGGATGATCGGACAGCTCGGCCTCGCTTGACAGAATCTCGCCAGCGGCAGCCAAACAAGCGATACACGTTCTCTCCGATAGGTCGCAGACTCGGATGTACTGCGTCACCCCCATCGCGCGGTACGTCCCGAGCGACGCTGCGTTGTACACGCGCATCTGTTCGGTCCGGGCGATGGTGAGGGCGCTATCAAGCGGGATGGCCGTGGCCCGCCTGATTGCTGCGGCCGTCACCTTCGGATTCCGGCCCAGGGCAACCGACCTGACAAGCTCCTTCGCAATCGCCGTGCGTGCCGGCCCGTATGACTTCGCCAGCAGGTCGCCAAGCGGCGCACCGTTCCTCGCCAAGCCCGCCATGGCCTGCACAGCGTCGTGCGGCAT